TGCGGATACTGCAATATTACCAGAACCTACTATTGATTGGCTGTTAATAGTTTTAATGTTTGTGCCAGATACAAGAAGTGGCTGTGCATCTGTAATACCGTAACCCGCTACTGTAGTTGGGGTTCCTGTAAGTGAAGAGAATGCGAAGTCTTGTGCGAATGATGCAGCGATAGTAAGAGTATCAGTCGCTGCGTTTGTTGTCAGAGTGATGTTCGCACCAGCGGCGAAGTTGATAGTGTCAGTTGAAATATCTGCATCAATATTGGTCTGACCAGATACTGCGAAAGTACTAAATGCGTTTTGATTTACTTCACCACCGCCTCCGCCTCCACCAGCGAGTGCACCCCAAGTAGTGGTGTATCCCTCAAACTGATTGAGTTGGTTGTTGTATCTCAGATAACCTGCTTGTGGAGAACCATCACGTTNTGCAGTAGTCCCTGCAGGGATTTGAATAGATCCAGTAGAACTGGTGCGAGGNGCAATCTGTTCAAGGTTGTCATCCATCTCTTGATATGTGAGGGATGAACCTTTTGTAATTCGTTTTGTAATCGCCATTTAGTAGAGTCTCCGCCCTTAAAATTGTGATATATAATCGCTCGGATCATATGGCCCGCCAGTGTTCGCACCTGAGTCGTCGAAGTAATTACCGACGAAGGCAGCGTATTCTGGTTCAGTACCAAATTCCTCTGCGAAATAATTATTTGCTACATAATATATATCTACATAAGAGGTTGCTTGTTCTATAATATAATCAACATCTACATAGCCTGGCGTGAAGTAAAATGCTGTCGTGTCTTGAAAGACGCCAGGGTTTGGATCAATATAACCAAACTGTGTATATTCAAACAGTTCAATTTCTTCATCAGTCAATTCCTCTTGGAAGGAATATGCTTGATCAATTAACGCTTGTCTTAGAACTGGATCCGTTTCTGCAGCGATCTGTGCAAGTAACGCAGCATAGTCTGGATTTGCCATATCATTGTCCTACGTTAATCTTAAGCAACCCGCCTGCTGAACTATTCGCAACCCAAGAACCATGACCGCCTGTTGCATCACCAAATCTATGAACAAACGAACCAACCGCTCTCACTTTAGAAGAACCACCAACTGCCGGATCTCCACAACCAGTAGAATCACCAATGCGAATTACTTCTCTTCCACCACCAAACACCTTATCTTGCCCCGCTTTATACGAAGTTTTATGAAAGGGGTTGGGTGTAGGAGAAGCGTGTCCTACATGAAAATGACCTTTAACTGTTAATCTCGGCATGTTACCAATCGTTTATTTTGTTCTGGATATTTCTAGAGCCAGGGTGGTGTTGCTTCACATTTTTTAGTACATCACGAAAGCCTGCATCTGGTTTCCTCAATCCTAAACGAACCGAATCACCAATAGCTGGTGGTTTCGATATGAATTGTTGCAACTCAGGATGCGCTTCCTTATATGCGTCAAGGTCACTAATTTTCATAGTGACCTCAAATTCTTCATTAGTATTTATGTTTTTAAAGTTGTATGTTGGCATACTCTATCCTGTGATAATATGGTAAATCTCCTTCCAGTCCCGAACCCGCTTGACAGGGCCATCGTAACTTACGTTGTGACTGTGAGCGACTAGTAGAGTATCTAGGCCAAGATCGTGACCTAAGTCAGCATTCTCAGGTTTATCTTCAACCCAATAACAACCAGTTCCTTGATAAGGTTCAAGTTCTTCGTCCTTATCAGCACCAGTGTCAAGGTAGACATACCGTTCGAAGGCAGTCTCACCAAAGAGTTCCCGAAGGTTCTTAGACCGTAGATGTTGGGCGTATTGATCGTTACTTAAACTAGTAATCGCATGGAATACATATCCATGTTCTTCATGGAGTTTTTTCACGTATTTTATTGCATCCCGAAGAGGAGGCAACTTCCGAATCCAAGCGGACTCGTTGAACATCCGAACCAACCGTTTTGATTCTTTCCGTTCGATACCGTATTTGGTATCCATGTCATAACAACCATCTTGGACAATCCGATAACCATGCCGGTGCATCCATTGATTGAAAGCGTACTCCCAATCTAATAGAACACCATCACAATCAGTAAGGATGGTTTTTTCTTTAGTAGCAATCATAATATATCTTTCTTTCTTAGTACACTACTAATATAGTATATAATGCACCAAATGTCAAGCCCTAATTTGAAATTATTTTAAATTTTTTTCAATTGTCTCTAAAGTCTTTGAACGCAATGTGTTTTCTTTCACGCACTTCTTGTTTCATTTTCTTCTTGCGTTTACCGTGTTGTTTTTCACGAAGTCTGTCTTCATTGACAGAACCCCATTCATCATCATAACGATTTTTGTTTCTGAAGTTTTTAAACTTTTTAGCCATTGTTCCTAACTCAATTTGATTGGATCTATGAAAATGCGTGGAAATGCTTCTTCCACTGTAGCTCGTGTCAATCCTTTGATTTTTTCTCGTGAAATCATTTGACAAAGCATTTCGGAGTCTTCATCACATACGTCTTCTAGTAATCCGATGAATAACGATTCTCTTTTAGTTTGGTTTAAACCATCATATCCACCACCATTCACGAATATTCGCAATTTACGAGTTTCGTGATATAACATCATACCTTCATCTGGAGAGGCATTCTCTTTATACGGAGGCGCAACATCTGGAAGGAGAAATTCTATATTCTCGTCATACATTAAACGTAAGATAGTTTTTATGGGCACTGAATCGTGTGATTGTAACCATTCAACTTTTTGTTTTTTTGTTTTCATTTTCCCAGCACGATTTAGTATCGTGGAAATTGCCAGTTTTCGCATTGATTTAAAAGTCCTGTATATCAGTAATCAAGTTTTTTAGTTTATTTTTTACAAAGTAATTGAAAAGGTGTTCTCTGCCAACTTCTTTGTTTTCGTAATAGGCATCTAGAATAAGATCCTTGTATTTCTGTGGAACCTCTTTGAGATCAATCATCATACGGTTACGATGATAGGCTGAGAGTATTTCTTCATTCATACCCTCTTCACCTGCTTCTAAGAGAGCGTAGAGTCTCTTTGAGGTCATTGGTCTTTGTCTTTCTCCAACTGCTAGACAATTGTCAGAAGACAACACGTTTGGTACTCCATCTCCTGTGTCGCCTTTAAGAAGATGTTCTTTTAGGTATTTATGTGGTTCGTCATTGCGAATCCATCTTTTCCTGACTGGATCATACTGACCAACATTCGCATAACTATGAAGTTGGATATAATCTTTATCTCCCGATAAAACTAAAAACTTTTCAGAACCATTATTAAGTTCTACACCTTCCTCATGAATAATTGTTGCAATAATGTCATCAGCTTCACAACGATCTATATTTATAACTTTGTATGGAAAGAATTCGCTGATCTCGTCTCTGATTTTATGTACAACTGTAAATAGTTTATTCCAGTCAATATCAGATTCATTACGTGATTTTTTGCGATTAGCTTTGTAGTAAGGGAAGAAATCTTTTCTCCAAACATTTTTACTATCACAACAAATAATTATTTCACCCCATTCTTCATGAAACTTTTTACGGTTAAAACGAATTGAGTTAAGAAACATATGACGAATTATAGATTCATCTATGTCATTTTCAGATGCATGTCCACCAGTCGCTGCGAAGAACGAGGCAAGCATCACCTGATTAAAGTCTACTAAAATAGCCATGTTATATTATCCAAAAATTTACATTGGTACTATATTACTACATTATACCAACAATGTCAAGTCCTTTTTAGTTGTCACTGTGTTGATAAATTACATCTTCTTTTTTAGATTCCGCATTTTGCACCAAAAGAGATAGTACTTGATTCCAAACATTTGTGAATGAATCAATATTATTTCTAGCCAAATTGTATCGATCTGAGTATGTAAACCTATTAAAGTAATTTGGGTTTTCTTGTTGAACCTTCAAAACTTGTGCAGCAATAGAGAATGCGTAGTTTGCATGTGTTGCAGGATCTTCGTTGTACTCATAAACGATTGTTGCATTAGCAGCAGTCTCTGTCAATGCACCATAGTTTGGATGAATACAGATAACTTGATTTTTGATTGCCTCAATCATTGCAATACATGATGTCTCTTTCCAGACGTTTGGATAAAGAAAAATGTGAGATTTCTTCAAAGCTTCTAAGACAACATCATTAGGTTGATGACCATGATATGTCATGTTTGGATGATCTTCGATACGTTTGAAGAGTTGTTTAAATGGTTCATCTCTCTGTTCCCATCCATAGATCCCGAAGGAAGAAAATACGTCAAGATGGATATTAGGGTAATGCTTAGCAAGAGTATCGAAAATAGGAACAAGAAGCTCCAAACCACGGTGAGGGGTTGTGTGGTAGATAAATCTAATCGTTTCAACGTCCTTAGTAACTGGTTCATATTGTGTCTCCACTGCATTATAAATTACTGTTGTATGAGAATAAGGAATATCAAATCTAGTTATATACTGATCACGTTGCCATGCAGATACAAATACGATATGGTCAAACTTTTTCCACCCACCGTTAGCGAGGATATTATTCTCTGGATCTTCTGCTAGATCATGACAGTAGAGGACATTGATTACATCTTCAAACAATTGACGAGGCCGAGAAAAATGAATTGCACACTTCTCTAACCACTTTGGATCTACATTCTTAATAAGACGTTCACGCATCATTTCTGTTCCACCGAAAGAATTCTTTGACAGTTCAGAATCGATCACTTGACCTTTATATACTACACTCATTTTTTTTCCTTTAATAATCTATTGTATTGTTTTCGAATATTTCGTCTAAATTCATATTTCTGCCTTCTTTTTCCCACCACGCACGAATGACATGGTAAGACCTCACAGATGCATCAACTTGGGCGTTTGGACTGAATATATTATTAGACGTGAATTGTTTTACGTTGTGATTAAACAGCGGAAAGGTAAATACTCTGTCGAACCCCCAAAGTACTGCGTTCTCTAAAGACAATGCAGCGCCAACTGGCATTCTATAATATATAGTATCATCTCCCTGATTAAAGTAAAACTTCACTAGTTTTTTTGCATACTTACGTTTCAACATGTAACACTGCAATCCGTGATCCTGTTGTTCACGTTTACGAGGAACCATATTAGGAGTTCCTTCGTGTACAATACCTAATTGTAGTGCGCCCCACTTTGTTCCCATCCGTGAGACAAACTCTTCGAAGGTAAAGTTCCAGTGTTGAACCGTAGAAAAATCTACGTCATCTTCCATGAACAGACCAACCTCTTCGTCTGTTTCTTCTAACCATGTTTTGATTGTGAGTAGGTGTGAAGTTGTTGTGCCTTTGTCGATCCAGTAAGGTTCGATCATATCGTCGCAGAAGGCTTTTACACTGGAGTTTTCATATCGTTCATATTGATGAAAACGTATAGAATCAATACCCAATGCACTAAGCGCATTAGACATATACTCACGTCGATCATCACATTCTTTGAGGTTCACAATATTAGGCCGGGGTATACCGACTAATTTTTCCACCATTACCAACTTCCATATTAATTATTGCACACCATTCTCTATAAGATCATTGACAAGTAAACATACCATATCTACATCTTCTTCGTCTAAAGGTGGGATCTCANCCTTATAACATCCTATGATGATTTGATCTTCAATTTTATCTCTGTTGCATTTTCCATTTTTGAAAGGTCTGTGATAATCGTTGAAGAGAATGTGAAAAACCATCTCTCCATGCTGTTCTGCGTTAAGCTTCATCTTCTTTTCCGATTACAATTTCGTAAATTTTTTCTAGTGCATGATGAAAACCAATTAAGGTTCCATTATTATATATGCGATAAGTTGGTATTGCAAACTCATAATCTAAGAAGTGTTCTTTTAACAATTCAGATTTAAATCCACAAACATGTTCTTCTGAAAGATATCCATTAAAGTATCTACGTGAATCATTTTGATAACTACATCCTTCACGAACTAATTGAACAAGAAGAATGTTTTCTTCACCAATCTTTTCGATAATGGGTTGTAACTCTTCCACAAACCCACCATCACTGATTACATACTCTTGACCAATATCTACTTGTTCTGCAACTTGATCACCAAAATAAGACTTACCATATTTTGGTTTAATAATATCTTCTGAAACATGTATCATTGCTTCACGACGAGACATACCACGAAGTTCATCTTCTGGTCTTTCTTTGATGGTACGATTATTAAAACCATCCATGAACCAAATAGTGTCCACATCAAACTCTTTGATAGTCTCTTTAAACAGGAAGTGTTTAAAATTTAGATGAGCGAAACCCCTGCGTTTAAACCACGCAGCGGCTTCGTCTTTGCCAGATCCTGGCGGGCCATTGAATATGATAATCATTCTTTTTCCCAGTGTTTTAAGAGTTCAGTATTTTCACCAGACCCTTTAGTTTTAACATATCCCTCTTCAATTAGTCTGTCAATCATAGCCTCGATGACATTTTCTACACGACTTTTATGTGCGAAATACCAACCGATTGCAGTTCCCAAAACATATGCAAGGAATATCCATCCAATAGTAGTGGACATATTTTTCTCCTCAGAATTTGTCGTTGACAATGGTGTTTATTTCAGATGAAAATGCTTGCTTCCATTCATCATCTGTGATACCTGCGAGAATAAAAGAACGTTCATCCTCGTTTAAATAGGGCATCGCTTCATTGATACTGGCATAACCCTTTTCCCAAATCTCATAATCTTTGTCTTTGACTCTTACCTCACGTGTACGGTATACACCTGTGAGTGCACTTTTACGACTTATCTTCATTTGCATTCTCCGTTTCGAATCCGTATTTAGCAATATAGTATGCATCTACAATATCACTTACTGGGTTCCATTGTTTGAGGCTTATTATACCAGTTTTTTCACGAATGTCAACCCCTGTTTCAGAAAAAAATGCATCGTACATCTTTTCTTTTGTTGCGTTACCTTTGCCAGTAGCAAATTTCTTGATAACGGTAGGGGCATGAACAGAAGTTATCATGTCTTCTTTCCATATAGAGTATTTAAGAAGGCCTGCATTTTCTGCGATTTGGAAAACACGACCAACTGCACCGAATGCATAACCTTCGATGTTGACGTGTGTTACTTTATGTTTTTTGAGAATGCCCAAAGACCATTTAGACAGACTATCAAACCTGTCTACATCATGGTCAAACTCTGGGTAAAGTGTGGGGATGAATCCCTTTTCGGATTCAAGAAGTTTGTCACGTTTTACCATATAATAAAACGTACAATTTTTGTATTGCCATTGATCACCATTATGGATACAAATGGCAGGTGATGTCAAACTGTAATCTATTCCTGCTACTATCATAATCTATCTTATCTCCATTTATAGAGATATTTATGTCAATTCTTTTATATGTTATCGATCTTTACAATATCTTTTGGATCGATATAATTAATGTTTTTCTTTGAAGGTTTACGTTTAACAGGTTTACGTTGTTCTTTAATCGCTTTAGTAGACGTAATCAATAGAACAACTGCGAGAGGATCAAATACGAAAATCAATAGTAACATTACATATCTTATTGCCTCACCAACCATATCTTCTGCTTCATCACCGTAAACAAGTTCAGCAATATATTTGATTGGGCCGACTTCCACTTCGTATGCACGAATATTAATTTTGATATCTGCGATTTCTTCTCTATAGTCATCAATCTTTGCATAAGATTCATCGATAGTTGTATTTAACTGTATACGTTGTTCAGATTGTTCTTTACGTGCATTCAACCCTCTGGTAACTGCACCAAGTTCATTATACTTGTCAAGTGCAGCGTCAAGATCGTCAAGTGTTTTATTTGCACGTGCAATATTTGTCTCTTGACGATCAATTCTGTTTTCAATACGTTCTATCTGCGCTTTGTACTCACCACCAGATGCACCAGTTTCGATATGTGCCTTTGAAAGGTATCCAAAAATACCCATAGATGTAATCAGCATCAATACAATAACAGCAACTAAAAGATAAAATTTTATTAGTACACCCATCGATTTCCAATAGATATGTAACCAGACTGCACTAACTAACTTACCAACTTCTAGTATAGATGCCATAATGATAACTGCAACTGTTGCACCTGCGAAGATAGTTGCAAGCCCAATTACAGAAAAGTAAGCCGCAACTGCAGCAATTGCAATTGCGGTTAATAGTGTAGTGATTTGCATGAATCGATTGAATAACATGGAAGTCTCTTTTTTTGTTATTCTTTATTTATGATGGACTCTAATATTTTCTTAGTGTCTTTCCAATCTTTTACGTGATAAGTATTTTTTTCTGAAAGGTGTTTTGCAAGAGGCCAGTCGTTGCCACCAATTTCCATCTTATCACCAAAGAATAAAACATTTTCATATGGTGCATCAAAATCATCTAATATCTGAGACTTATCTTGTCCTTTTGGATAAATGTCGATACCAGTTTCTCCGCCTACAGTTGCAGTAATATCTCGAAAATCTGAATTAATTTGGAACGCAATAGTCTCACGTTCTCTGTTTGCAAGATCGTGTTTTATATAAAGTTTTCTTTCGCCGAGGGTTGCATTTCTACCAACGACACTGTAGTTTACAGTTCCCATACGTTCTTCTATATGATTACCTGTGCGGAGTGCAAAGGGTGACGCTTGTAACCACCCCTGTAAAAAAGTTTTGAGTTTATCTGGCATATGGAAAGGTTTAGCGTTTACTCGTTTACCTTGGAACCATACATCATTACCACTACAGTTATATACAGTAGCTACCGAATTACAAATTTCTGATCCCAGTTGTTCAAGAGTTTTCTTGTAGTCACTACCTGTAACCAACCAAACTTTATGTGATCTCATAAATTCTAAAAAGAATTCTTTAAATTGAGGATCAATCACTTGACGGCTTAGTGTTAGTGTTCCATCAACATCAAATATAAATTTTTTCATGTCACTTTGTATACCCATCTTGTACTAGGGTGTGAACCAAATTCACGTGCATAGATTATGTTATCAACACGTTCAAAGATAAGTGTCATTTTCCCTGTCCTCTATACTTTTTCCAATTACGTCTTTTAGACTTATTTTTAGGATAAGAAAGAACTGATTTTCCAATCGATGTTGTTTTCTTTCTTCTCACCAAAGCAGTTGATCCGCCGAATCTCATAGCCATATACCATAGTCTCCTTTATTTTATACCTAGTTTTTCTTTAATCATAATGTAATCTCTCACAAGATCAGATCTTACAATATCTTCCCATGTAAATTCAATCACCTTAAACATATCGAGCATCTTCACAATCTCAATAAATTTATTGATTCCATTTTTGTCTGTATCCCGATGAAAATCAGATTGGTAGTAATCACCACAGAGAATGAGTTTACTGTTTTCACCCACACGTGTTATAACAGAATCGAGCTCATGAAAGTTAAGGTTTTGCATTTCATCAACTAGAATGATTGCATCGTCCCACGTCAACCCCCTAATGAAAGATGTGGATTCAAACTGCACTTTATCGCTTACCGTAAGTCCTAACCACGCATCAGATCTCCCGAATAGTTCTGCAGTGATGCCGATATAAGGACGAGTATATGCATCTTTCTTTTCCTGTTCATCGCCAGGCAAGAATCCCATATCTCTTGTGGGTACGACTGAACGTACGACAATAACTTTTCTATATGGAGTGCTTCCATCAAACACATCTTTCAGTGCAAGATACAATCCAAGAAAGGTTTTACCTGTACCTGCAGATCCTGCAAGTACTAGGTTATTTCCTCTTTCCCAAACATCAAACGTTTTTTGTTGATTGTCTGTAAGTGGACGAATTTTTTTTAGTTGGGGAAGTTTATGCATCCGTTACATCATACGGAATACACAAGGCCTGTTGTCCTTGTGGAAAATATCCTCTTTGACCAGATTGTATTGCACCAAGCTCTTCTCTGCCTTCGAAACATTCCATCATATTTGGATATTCATCATACAGTTCTGCGAAAGGCATACCATCATAAAGATATATGAATACTAAGATCCACTTCATTGCATCTCCTCAATATTTTTCAAAACAGTTTTAAGACGAAAAAGAATATTAGGATCAGGGATAATTTCATTATTTGCAACTGCATCTAATGTCTCTGTCAACATAGTATTCTGTCGTCGGATTCTTTCATTTTCAAAAACAAGTTCTTTATTCTCTTGAATTAGTTCTTGTCTTTCGAGTTTTAATTCACCAAGCGATTCTTCTCTTATTTTTCTTCCAGCCATCTAAATCAAATCGGACTATCTCCGAAACCCCCCAAATGATCTTCAATATATTGTAAATAGTTCGTGTAATTGCCGACATGTTTATTGTTAATAAAAATAATAGGAATTTCTATGTCAGCTGTTAAATTATCACCTATATACAATTTTAGTTCATCAAAATATTTTGTATATGTTATATTTTTATATTCCCAATTGTGACGATAATTTTTTGCAACGGATATTGATTTTTGACAGTTTATGCAATCACCCTTTCCGAATATCTCAACTCGCATTTGCTTCTCTTAATATCAAATCATCAACAAATTTTTCTGCTGCATCCAAATCATTTACTAATTCGGCTTTAGATGATTGAGCCATTTTAAAGTACTCAATCGTAGTGGCATGATCACGTCCCAATTCTTTTTCTGCAACAATTGCAGTTCGATATTTTTCGATGTATGAATGAAATTTATCTCGTATGGTCATCGGATGTATTCTCTCTCCAGTCTGAAATCCATTCAAGTTTTTTTTCTTTTGTCCAAGTAGACAAATATTCATTATCACGATCAAACAATTGAAGAACTCTTTCTTCATCTAAAATAAAGGTGTCAACAATTTGTTCACCCAACCACTTCTGAGAGAATTCCTTAACTTCCTCTGTTGTTACAGAATCGTTTGCCCACTCAACCTGAAATTTAGGATTATCTGTTATGTCGGTATCTGTATTTAGTTCTTGTAATTTACTTACAGGAATGCAATACCTTTGACGAAACTGTGATACAGTTGAAACCACCACATACTTTTCTTCTTGTTCTTTCATAAAATCCCCACATGTTGTAAATTTTAAATCATCCATATCTTATACCATTTTTAATCGTTTGTCAAGCTTAAATTAGCATAGGCTTCTTCGAACCCATCCTCTCTATAATAATTTTCGTTATTACCCCATAGTCTTCTAAAATAACCATCATAGGAATCAAAGATAGTATTTTCGTCTGCATTTAAATGACCCTTAACCATCCAAAACAAACGATACCTTTCTTTGCGTTCCGCTGGTGTCATTTTTTTCCCATGAGTTTTGCTTTTAATGCATCCATCTCTGATGTATTCACATTTTTTTGAGCCTGACTCTTTGGTGTCAGAGGGGGGATATCAACGGTATTGGGTTTAGATGGTGGGTTACTGTAGTATCCAGTACGAATACGCAACTCCTCTATCCTAACCTTCAAATCTTTGATGGTCTCCCCCCAATCCATTACTTAAACCAACCCAGTTTTTCACCAGCATCAATTCGTCTCTGTGCTTCTTCTTTTGAGCCAGGAAATCTCCATGCCCAAGTAACGATTAGTGCAAACAGGATGAAAAGGTAAAGTGTTGCCATTGGATTACCTGTACCAAAGTACATAAAAGCAAGTGATGTCGACATGACTGCCATCATAATGTACTTGCCTTTTTGTGGATAGACTTTATAAGTTTGCCATTCGGTGATGAATGGCCCAAATAGTTTGTGATTCATAATCCAATTATGGAACTTCTCACTCGATTTTGCGAAACAAAACGCAGCACCCAAAATGGGTGTTGACCAAGGTAAGCCAGGCAAAATTACTCCGAGGTATGCTACACCTACTAGGATAATTCCCAGACAAAACCAAAAGGCTTTTTTAATCTTATTCATTTTACTCTCTTTCTTCCATATTCTTTTTCCAAAGAATGCGGATTCTAATTGGTTCATTTTAAAACTTTCTTCAATGCTGTCACCAACTCTACCATCATCACATCATCATGATATGGCGTTGGTGCAATTCGTAATCTTTCTGTTCCTTCTTCGACAGTAGGATAGTTAATAGCCTGAATGTAGATCCCATGATTATTTAGAAGGTCATCACTTGATTCTTTACACTTGAATGCATCGTTTACCATCACAGGAACGATATGAGTACAGGCATTCTCATGTATTGGAATGTCTGCGTACTTCAACATCTCTTTTAGGGTGTTTGCTCTTTCTTGATGGGCTTGACGGACGGCAGGGTGGTCACGGAGATATTTGATGGAGGCGATAGCTCCGGCGCAGATGACGGGCGAGATACTTGTTGTAAAGATGAACCCAGAAGCCAAGGCCCTAATAGCGTCAATGACAATACTATCCCCAGCAATATAACCACCTTGAACCCCAAAGGCTTTTCCCAGTGTTCCATTTATAATATCTATCCTCTCTACTAAACCTAACTTTTCACAATAACCACCACCAGTGTCTCCATATAGACCCACTGCATGTACTTCATCGATATAAGTGATTGCACCATATTTATCTGCAAGATCACATATTTCTTCAACTTTCCCCACGTCACCATCCATAGAATAAACAGATTCAAACACAATACAAGGTGTTTTGTTTTCCATTACCGCCAGTTTGAGACAGTGTTCTAGATCTTCCATATTATTATGTTTGAAGACCATCTTACTTGCACGACTATGTTTCATACCCATAATCAATGAGGCATGATTCTTGTCATCTGAAATAAATCTTATGTTGGGAATAATACGACTGAGTGCAATGAGTGACCACTCATTTGCAACATATGCACTAGAAAACAATAGTGCACTTTCTTTTTGATGGTGTTGTGCAAGAACGATTTCAAGAGTTACATGGTAATGTGATGTACCACCGATATTCCTAGTTCCACCAGAACCAGCACCAGTTTGATCTAGTGCGGTATGCATGGCGCTAATAACATATTCGTTTTGGCCCATGCCAAGATAGTCATTAGAACACCAGTTAACAATGTTTTTTGGTGCATACTTTCCATACCAGATTGAGCGGGGAAACTTCCCCCGCTCTCTGAGTATGTCATTGAAGACTCTATATTTGCCTTCAGTTTTAAATTGATGAATTACGTCTTCAAAATAATCTTTTGATATCATTTTTTCGCTTTACCATTACTCCAGAATATCTAGAAGTATTTAGGCTGCCGGTTTAATATATTCCATAAACTGTTCATACCCACCAATCGGTTTGCCATCAACTTTGATTTGGGGAAAAGTTCTTGCGGATGGAAACATAGATAACATTTCTTCACGATTAAAGTCCACACCAAGTTTCTTATAGGTAAAATTGATGTGTTGTATCTCTGCAAGATTAACTGCTTTGGTGCAATTTGCACAATTGTCTTTACCATAAATTTCTACTGTCATAAGCTGAACCCCTTAAATGTGTTGTTATCAACGTCTTGTTTTGTTCCACCAGAAACGTATGATGTAATCTCTGTTTCTTGTGGAGCGACTTGGACTTCTGCACCTGAGATCCACTTCTGTGTCCAAGGAAGAGGATTGGTTTTAACATTGTAAGGAGATTCAAGATCAACGTGTTTCATACGTCGAGTGCAGATATACTCAATATAATCACTTAGTAGGACTGCGTTAAGACCAATCATAGAACCATCTTTGAACAGATATTCTGCCCATGCTTTCTCTTGGTCTACTGCGTCGACGAACATTTTAATACATTCGTCTTTTGTTTCTTCTGCGATCTTTGCAAAGTCTGGATCGTCTTTATTCTTGAGTGTACGTAACATTAACTGAGTAGAACCCAAGTGAAGGTTCTCATCACGTGCAATCAACTTAATGATCTTCGCATTCCCTTCCATCTTCTTAAGTTCTGCAAATGCCCATGAACATGCAAAAGATACGTAAAAACGTACGCCTTCAAGAATGTTCACACTCATCAATGTCAACCAAAGAAGTTTTTTCAATTCGTACAAATCAACTGTGACATTGCGTTCACCATTAATTTGATGTGTACCTTCACCAAGCAAATTGTACCAAGCGCTCATTTCAATCAATCTATCATAATAGTGAGAGATATCATCTGCACAGTCAACAATCTCTTCGATGTCCATAAGTTCATCAAAGACTTTACTTGGGTTACTATACACGTTACGAATGATGTGTGTGTAACTACGGCTGTGAATTGTCTCAGAGAATGTCCATGTTTGTATCCAGTTCTCAATCTCTGGTAAACTTACAATAGGTGCGAACGCCTCTACAGGCGCACGTCCTTGTACAGAGTCAAGTAGAATCTGTCTCTTTAGGTTACTTGTAAAAATATGTTGTTCGTGATCAGTGAGACCTTTAAAGTCTTTCGCATCTTTGTAGATATCAACTTCCTCTGGACGCCAGAAGAAACCAAGTTGACTATCAGTCAGTTTATCAAACGATTTGTATTTCAACTGATCATATCGTTGAATGGTTGGCCCACCTGTGGGATCCAAAAACATTTTTACTTTTGTGTGATCTGCTTTGTTTTGTGTGTCAAAAACGCTCATTTCTTTTTCCCTATATCGTGCAGCTTTCGCAATAATCGTCATACTCTTTGTCCGAACCTTCGAACTCAGATCGTTCTATTGGTGTCTCTTCCATCATCTTGTCAACATCTATTTCACCTTGACCATCATATGTGTTAAAGTAATACAATTGTTTACCACCATACTTGTAGAACATCAATACGTGTTGCAACATCTCAGACATGGAAATCTTTTCATTTTCTGAGAACACTGGATTATAACTTGTATTGATACTGATGCCTTGGTCAATGTATTTCTGTAAGACAGCCATAATTTTAAGGTAACCTACAGGAGACTTTTGATCCCATAGGAGATCATATTTATTCTTCAATCTTTTGTACTCAGGGACAACCTGCTTTAAAACGCCATGTTTTGACTGTTTTACTGAGATCAATGAACGAGGTGGTTCGATACCATTCGTCGCATTCGCTACCTGTGCACTCGTTTCACTAGGCATCAACGCCATGAGAGTAGAGTTTCTAATACCTGTCTTCTTCAACTGATTACGCAGACTCTTCCANGGCATACGTTCTTTGTGTTTGACCAACTCATCTAGATCAGATTTGTATGTCATGTTTGGTGTGATACCATGTCCGTATTTTGTTTCCATGTTACCACTTGGTGCACCCTTCTCAGCTGCAAGATCTGCAGATGCTTTGATCAGATAGTATGACCATGCTTCAGCGTACTCATCAATCAATGACAAACCTTGTGGTGTGATGTCCTGATAAGTCAAGTCGTTTTTCGCCATGAAGTATGCAAAGTTAATAATACCAATTCCAAGAGGTCTACGTTTCTCCGTAGAGAGTTTTGCCGCAAGGATAGGATAGTTCTGATAAGACAACAATGCGTCTAGACCACGCACAGCGAGAGTACAGGCACGTTCAAAGTCTCTTGGTGAACGAATATTACCCCAGTTGATTGCAGACAGTGTACAAAGACTAATTTCACCTTCAGGGTCATTTATATCATGTAATGGTTTGGTTGGCAAGTCAATTTCTGCACAAAGATTTGATTGTCTAATTGGCGCAACCTCTGGTAAGAATGATCCGTGGTCATTGGCGTTATCAACATTCTGCAAATAGATACGTCCAGTGTTCTTACGCTCTTCCATAAAGGAACTGAACAAGTCTATAGCCTTGATAGTTTTCTTACGAAGTCGTGTGTTGCGTTCTGCACGTTCGTAAATTTCTCTGAATGCATCTTGATCTGCAAAGAATGCATCATATAAGCCAGGCACGTCACTAGGAGAGAACAAAGTAATGTCACCACCAGAGATAAGACGTTCGTACATGAGTTTGTTAAACTGTACACCATAATCCATATGACGCACACGGTTTTCTTCTGTACCCTTGTTGTTCTTCAACACCAACATATCTTCAACTTCATAGTGCCAGATGGGATAGTAGATAGTCGCTGCACCACCACGAACACCACCCTGCGAACAAGACTTTGTTGCAGACTGAAAATGTTTATAGAATGGAATAATACCTGTATGGTATGCGTCACCTTTACGAATAGGAGATCCAATCGCTCGAATCTGACCACCACCGATACCGATACCTGCTTTCTGACTTACATACTTGACAATAGAAGAACTAGTTGCGTTGATACTATCAAGGCTATCGCCAGACTCAATAAGAACGCAAGAGGAAAACTGACGCATAGGCGTACGGACGCCGGCCATGACGGGCGTAGGTAGGCTAATATCGTGTAAACTAATAGCGTCATAATAATCTTTCGCCCATTTTAATCTTTCTTCTTTAGGATAGTCTGCGAATAACGTGACTGCAATTAATGCATAACACATTTGTGGAGTCTCAAAGATTTCTCCTGTGACACGGTTCTGACATAGGTATTTACCACGAAGTTGTTCCATGGCCACATATGTTAGATTCTCGTCACGACCATGTTTAATAAACGAGTCAATTCTTGACCACTCATCGTCATCATACTTATCTATAAGTTCTTCATCATAGAAACCACTTTCTATGTTTCTGGTAACCAATTCCTTTACAGTGCATGGTTCATACTGACCATATACTTCTTTACGAAGTGCATAGTTAATCAATCGTCCACCGACGAACTGGTAGTTAGGTGTTTCCTCATCAATCAAATCAGCCGCAGCCTTGATTAACGTCTCTTGGATTTCCTTCGTCGTTATACCATCATAAAATTGAATTTGACTTTTAATTTCTACTTCACTTGGACTTACACCAGTGATGTTATCACATGCGTGAAAAACTACCTTATGAAGTTTTTCGATGTCGAGGAGTTCTTTAGAGCCGTCTCTCTTGGTTACTTGCGTCATAGTTGATCCTAATATTCTAGTTGTTAATGTATTTGTCTGCGAGTGGGAATATTTCAGTAATTGCCTTACCTATTGCCCTCGCAAGTTCCATATGTTCTTTTTGTGTACCATTAGCAGAACGCAAATCAACATAATGAATCCACGAACGAATCGTTGCGTTTGCATAAAGTCTTGATACAGTCAAACCTTCTGGCAATAGAGCACGTGCTTGTTCTTTTGCAATACCCGCTTCAATTGCCCATTGGTAGTTTTTCTTCACCAATTCAATTACACCAGTCTGTTTACGATTCCATTCAGCAATCAAGTCTTGGTTCTTTTGATTGTCAACCAAGGATGGATCACCTTCTATATCGATAGAGTTCTGGCGGTTCTTTGGATCTTGTAAACGACATTCACGTTTTACGAATTCCAATTCTTTCACAGGATCAGCATATCTCTGAGAAAATTCTTGGAAACACATAGAACGATGTCGTAGTAGTTGTCTTGCAATATCACGAGTTGTTTCAATTTCGATACATGCGTTCACCATTTCAAACGGTGACCAATGCTTATGTTTTGCAAGGTAGTCTAAAAGTTTTGTTGATGTTTTAGAATTTAGTTGATTATCTGGATTAGACACTCTTGCACAATATGCAATAAGATCTTGAATATTATCCATTCCAATAAATGCATCTTCAACTGGTTGACTATAACTGATTAGCCGTACTTTCATGTCTTTCTCCATTTTTGAAATATAAGTTTTGCTTCCAAACCCTTATAACTATTCTTTTTTATTGTATCTTCAATATTAGTCATACCATTAAGATACATTTCATTTATGTCTTTGCCAGGGACACTTTCTGGCCAGATACAAATTTTGTATCCGTTATTGATTATCTTCTCCATCCTCTTATGTATTTCTTTATTGCGGGGCTCGGCATCAAACACAAAGACTGCATTATCTAAGTTTTCGAATGCAGAAACGTTACCATCCGCACCCGCCATTGCGACTGCGTTAGATAAGAATAAACTGTCTATAGCTCCTTCGACAACATAATATGGTTTATCAAAATCAATAGTATCTAGTCCAAAGACCTTGGGACGGTCTTCGAACATTATCGTTAAATAACGAACACCATTAGGATTAAAACCACGTGCAGAAACACCAAAAACTTTTTTGTTATGATCAAAGAATGGAATTACTAGTCTTGGTTCATCAATTTCCACATTATCGAATTTATCAGGAATAATTCCGTTTATCCAACCCTTGAATGCCTTGACATAATAAAGGCGATAATGGTGACGTGCCGGAATTTTCCTCTTAGTTATATATCTCTTGATAGCGTGATTATGTTGCAACTGACTAACTTTTTTTATTCCCTTTAGAGGATTCTCCTTCAAAAAAGATAATTTTTTAGAAGTGTTGTCAGAAAAAGAAAAAGATTCTTTTTTATCTTTCTTTATGAACTTGTCAGCCACGTAATCATTGTATATCAAACTATCAACGTTCTTCAAGAAAAAAGAGAACGTTTGACTTTCACCACAGTTATGACAGTAGTAAAAGAAACTGTTCTCTTTTTCTAATAACCAACCACGAGACTTCTGACGTGACTTTTGTGAGTCACCACAGAGTGGACATCTAAAATTGATTTTATAAGGATTTGTATTACGAATACGAAAGTTTTCTAGTCGTCCAGATAAAATCTGAGCGTAGTGCAAATCAGTAAAGTCGACCATTATATAAATTCCAATCTATAAGTTGACTAGATTATAACAGTCTTATGACAGTTTGTCAACCTAAAAATGCAGCAAAGTTGATAGAATTTGAAACCAAAGCAAATACCACCACCCCAATTGCACCCATGATATACCATCTCCAGTTTTCTAAGATGCGAATACGAGTTCCTAGACTTTCTAACTTGACTTCCATCTTTTTGTCCATTTCATTTAGGACTTTGAGAATTTCATCTGTACGATCATCACTATCTCCTCTCACCCCAGTCTCAACTTGAGTTAATTCATGTTCTAACTTTTCTTGAGTCTCTTCTATTTCGTCTTTAAGAGCTAGTCGTGATTCGATACCAGATTTATTGAAATCATCTATTTTCCCTTCAAGGAAAATTAGCTTTTCTTCAAAACTCTTATTGTATTGTTCTTGTACAGCAAGACTCGTATTTATTGAAGACATGTGGCCACTCACTTCTTCAACCTTGTTGAAGAAACGTTCAATTTGTCTAATATCTTTTTTGATTAAAGCTATATCGACTTTTAGTTGATTTAGTTCGTCTGACACGAATCGGCTCCTGATTTACTACGATATTATTTATTATCGGGAGAAACCGCCTCTTCGTAGTAAAGGATAATTTCGCCCTGTTGTTTTATATACCTTCGGAGTTCTGCAATATTGAGAGCAAGATTCTCATAGTCCTTTACAGAGAACGCAACAAACGCACGGTTACCATTCACGTCTTCGAATTCCTTTAAGAACTCGTCGAGATTTTCTTCATTAACAACATATAATCTAGTGTCAGTTAGATTTATCGATTTTGGGCGTTGTACTATCGGAACTGTTGTCTTCTGTACTTCCGTCACCGTCACTATCTTCGGTTCTGGACTCAGGAGACTGCAACCAGCTAGGAAGGGGATCATCCCCAGAACCACCAGTGTCTTGTTCCAACTCACGCCAAAGTTTTGCAGTTGCACCATTCATCTTTCCTTCAAGACGGCCAGCCTCTTTAAGTGCCATTGCCGTTAAATTATGTCTTTGGAGTTTCCCTCTAAGATCGTCACCATATGCTTCAGCTTTTTGAAGATCTGCAGATAACGTAAGATTAAGTTCTTGCATTTTCGCATTTTGTTCTTCCATTGTTTTTATACTTGCTTCTGCAGTAGCTACAACAACTTCCATCTTTGCAACATTTTCACGTGCAGTCTCAAGGTCACTTTGTAACTTTTGGATATAGAAATACCCTGCACCACCTGTTGCAATAAGCGTCAGGACAATGGCGATCTTAATTGAAGAGAACATTTTTACTTGCAGTACTGTGCGTACAGTCCTTCAAACTTTTCTTTTGAACAACCATACTTCTCATGTACTTTTTTGTACATTTCCATCTTACCACAACTAGATGCATGAAGTTTTTTCATTTCA